TTGGTAGGTGTCACAGTCCCACATTTTCAACCAGATAGTCTCATCGACGCTCACTTTCTTCTTCGACCCCTGGGAGTATCTGTCAAACGAGCCTACCCACCCCGCACCCTCACCATTGGCCATAATGAGACCACGGGGGCTTCCGGACATAACTTCAAGCACAGCCTCGGTTGTAGCGTCCTCAATGAGAAGCTGACCCTGCGGGTTGATCATCTTATGGTCGAGCCTCTCCAATGGCACGTCAATACGGAGCGGCTTGATGATCTCGCGAAACGGTCCCGATTTGTTTGACCCCGACCTTGAGATTATAGCGCCCCATAGTATGGGCGATACGTCAAACCCGCCCTTCAGCCGAAGCCTGAACGCATTCCCCATCGCACCACCAGATGACACCAGAACGGACATAGCCACTCCAGCCGGGTCAACCACCTGCACATCTGCAACTAGTTCAATATACTCTCGCACCTGTGGCGGGAAGCAATGCAATGGAAACCCTGGAGACGGTGGATCCTCTTCTATATCCTTAACCTCCTCCGGAGCCTCGATAATATGCTTGTATACTCTGTTTGAATAGGTCTCAGCGAATTGATTGCCGAGCATGGATGCCAGAGCGTCCTTGTCATCAGCGGGGCTATCATCATTGAGCAACCATCCCGACGGCTTGTTAAATGATACCGTGCGAGCTTCGTTTATCTTATGCTTATATTGTTGTACATGTTTTGGGTTGCCCCGATCGTACACCGGTTCACACCTCGGATTGAACCCAGACCACAACAATGACAATGCGTCAGTATCTGATAACTCCAACCCAACGACCATGGCCCGTGCCGCCCAGAGCAACGCATTGCCCCCTGCTTCGCCGTCTATGGCCGGTTCACACTTTGCGAGGTACAATCGGGCGCGTTCGATGACGTTGGCGTTAGCGGGGCTCTCAGGGAGCACATCGTCATAGCACTTATCCACCAGATCTTTACATTCCGGCGTGTCCGGTATGGTCATTGCGACCAACTCGTCCACATCGTTGATAGTCAGTCCCCTCTTGGGCGTCTTCTTGGCCCACGGCATGACCGGCTTCTGGGGTGGAGCTATGATGTCGAGGATTGCTTCGGGGCAGTCTTCTGAATCAATCTTGTTAAGCCACCTATAGGATTCACCGGACTCATGGACGGATGGAGGTAACACAACGTAACCTCCAGTTCCGCGAACGTCCAACCCCGGCAGGAATCTACCACGGTTGCGAACCTCTCTATCATTCGGACAAACAAAGAACAGATGCTCTCCACCACTACCAGTTCTAGAATTAAGCGTTGTTGGGAGCTCGAGACTTTTTAGAGACTCAAACCCTTCCTCACCATCAACATCAATAACAAAAAGACCGGCCTTTTTTCCTGTAGCCAAGCCGATCGAAGCTTCGGGGAATTGCGTCCACCATGCACGGACCTGAGATTGATCTGTCGTCGCCTGATTCGGCCAATCCTTTATGAGTGGCGTCTTCCCCTTCGCCTTGACAGGGAACACTGGCCAACCTCGGGATGCGTACTCTGAAGCGAATGTTAAATTGGTCATAAGGTCAACTCCTTGTTTGTTACCTTGTTAATTTTGTAATCCACAATCTCAGTATGCTTTCCGCGTCGTCTAACTGTTATCTCATCCGTGACATCATTTATACCACTGGAAAGAAACATATTATCCATAGCTTCATCAACGGTCATTGTTTTCGCTTCCTCCACTCCAAATCTCTTACCCCACCACTGCCTCGCCTTCTCTCCGGCATACCCTTCGTGATCAAGACACACCCATTCTACGAACGTATTTATTCCACGGCGGTATTGAACCCGCAGGCTGTCAGGCTTACCGGCTTTCTTGTGTCTATGCACTGTCACGGAATCGACTCCGAATGTTTCTGGTTCATCGCTGAGGATGCTACGGTTAGATGCTCTCTCCTCATGCATCTTGCGCTCTTTATCTTCAGCTTCCATTCGTTCGACTTCCTGCTTCGGGATTTCCCATCCACAGTTCGGGCATATCCGGATAGCACGGCTAAACGCATCGCCACACCCAACGCAAACAACGATACGAGCCTCGCCACCGCTTACCATGTCGATAGGACCGTGTGATTCAATGCAATTACCGAAGTCTAATACAAGGCAATCTTTTTTAGATTCGTGCGTTCTCAACCCACGCCCCACCATCTGGTAGTAGAGCCCAGGTGAAAGCGTTGGTCGTAGCAGGCCAATACAATCGACTCTCTTGGCATTTAGACCTTCCGTGTACACAGAGACATTGACAAGTACCCGCAAGCGTCCCGCTTTAAACGATTCTATTACACGATGACGTTCCTTAATAGAAGTCTTGCCCGTTATCATCATCGCTTGGATTCCATGTCTGCGCAATTCTATCGTGACGTCTTGGCAATGCTTAACGTGAACGCAGTAAAGTATAATGCTCTTACGATTCTCCATTTGGATTATGCCAACTAACGAGCGTATAGCTTTCTGCACTATCTCAGGAGTGTCAACTGCATCACCCAAACTGTTTATAATATAATCTCCACCCGAGTTACGCTTAACATTAGCCAAGTCGGCCTGAACGTCACCAACCTTAGACCTGAGCTTGCAGAGATATCCTTGCGTTATCAGGTCGGCTACATTCGCTTCGTAACAAATCTCATTAAGTATATGGTCTCTATGGCATATAGGTCCGCAACCCATCCTAAATGGTGTTGCAGTGAACCCTATGACTTTGACCTTTGGATTCATCTTCTGACAGCCCTTAATGAACTGCCGGTACTTACCCTCACCCTTGGCCGGTATCCTGTGCGCTTCATCTACAATGATAACGTTGAACGCAGGGAACTGACCCCACTTATTATATACACTGTCTATACTCGCATAGATGATATCATTCTCCTGATCGCGTCTCTTCAGAGCTGCCGAGTATACCCCGATATCTCCATCAGGCCATATCCCGGTTAGCTCCTCAGAGTTTTGTTCAACCAGCTCCTTTCTATGAGCAAGAATGATTACGCGGAATGGCGGGTAAGCTTCCTTCCACTGCTGAATAATCCACGCCATTAGGATCGATTTACCACCCCCAGTCGGGATGACACAACAGGGGTTGCCCTGCTTTGTCTTCATGTGAAGATTCAGAGCTTCGAGTGCTTCGAGCTGATAATCTCTTGGGGTTATCACTTGGTCTCCTCAACATTAACAACCGTCCCGCCGAAGGCCTCTTTAACATCCTGAACTTCCTTCTCGCCAACGAGCGAGCCTGGAGTCTTCAATAGCTCATTTGTGCTCCACATACCGTCCTTATGTCCATGAACCCACTCAACACCATCCCTGTTGTTCTTAAAGCGGATCCAATCGTCACCAGCGTCTATCGGTTCAGCGAATGATATTAAACCGGGGAGGATAAGGTGCTTATCACAGGCCACAAGTTGCTCTTCTCGAGTTAAATCCTTACCGAGCGCCTTACACGACCAATGAGCATTGTCCGTGTCATCTATCTCAGGAGTAGCGTGACAGCATGACCGGCACGTTTTACTCGGGAGCTGCAGACTTGCTTCGCCGGTAGCCCAGCAGAGCTTGTATGCATCACAGAACTTACAACGGAAGTCATCGGGTCTGGTCGCACAGCGTTCCAAAGGATTCGTTGCGGAGATGATAGTTTTAGCTCTTGCCATAATACGATCGAAGTCTGCCTTGACGAACTTGATCCGCTCGTCGTACAGTTCATCGGTGTCCTTGTTCTTGACCAAGTAAAAAGCTCGTGTCATTGGAGCCATACCCATACCGACCATCATCTGAGCATAGTGCTCCGGCTTGGACTTCCTGACCTCATCCTTGACCAGCTTCTTAAAGCCCTTTGTGTTTATAGTCTTAAACTCAAGTATGTGCCATGTCTTCGGTGCCGCTGACAGGCCAAGTGCAGCTCCATCTGGGTAACATACGAAGTGACCACCGAGAGCTGAGAACTCAAACTGATTCCCCGTTCTCTCGTCAATTTCTTCAACCCGACATCCAATACCACGAAGCTCCTCAACCATACGAGGCTCTTCTAAATGGCCTGTTTGAAAAAGGCGCAGTATCCGCCCCTCGAACTTCACCGCGAACAGCTTGCGGAATGAGTACCACAAGGCCCGGTCACACGGCTTGCCTATCTGACTCGATCCGAGGCGTCCGAGGCGGAGAGGTTTCTTTTCCTCCTTCCGCTCGTGCCACTCATATATCTCTTGTGCAACGGTGTGTTGCGGCTTTTCCATGTTACTCATTTGACGCCTCGCTTTCGTTTAGCTCATCCTCGCAAAAGTCCCATAGGGCGTGAACAAACAAATGCCATTCTTTATGGTCGAGTACAACTTCCGCCTCCTGCTCGCCGTCGATCATTATACCACAACTACTCAGGATAAACGGAATCTTTGCACCCTCATAAATATTCCACCACGCTCCTCGTATTGACGTTCCCCATTCGAGCTTCAGATAGAAGAACGGCATGTTGGCCATAACCAGATACCACTTGCGGTTTTCAGGTTGCTTTATATACTCAAAAGTTGTTTTGTTGGTAACTGACCGCATAAACAACAGCGCTTTTATGGCCATGAATTCAGCAACGTCGCTCTGGTATGTAGTAAAATCAAATATATATTCCGACACATATACCAGCTTAGTACAAGGAAAGCCAGCATGAACATCCCGGCTGGCCTCTTCCTCATAGCTCTCTTCGAGAATTTTCTTCCAGTTTCTATCGCCCATACGCCTACCCTATCTTCAAAGTGACAGATACTTTACGCGGAGTTACTGTGACATGCTGAGCCAGTTTAGCGGCTGAGTCGGGATCGGCGGCGATAATGCGCTCATACTCTTTCTTATCGAATTCCCACTTCTGAGGTGTGAGCACGATAGGCATTGAGTTCTCTGGCAAATCCATGTTCATAATGGCCTTCATATCAGCCTTGTAGCCCAAAGCTCTCTTTACCGTAACCTTGAGACCATTACCAGCGTCAACGGTCTTACTGCCGCTCTCAGACGTTTCTACGAGGGATGCGATATCCTCTTCTATATTGATACGGGTTGCCTTGGCTTTGCTTTCTTCTGTTTTGGCACTTGCGAGTGCGCAGGCCAGTGATTCGAGTGTTGATTCTGCCATAATTTACTCTCCCTCAATAAGATTGGCATCGGATACAGACTGCTTGACATCATCAAATTCGCTAAAATACATATTGAAATTCTTTTCAAAATATTTGCGCTTGCGTTTTACATCTTCAATCTCGCGCTCTTTTGCTGTTATTTCCTTTTCAAATGCGCTGAATACATCAGCTCTCTCCATCGCCATGTCAAGCGGTTCGGACGGCACTATTTCGACAGCAGTATTTTTTGAGTTGATATATACAAACTTCAACTCTGCCTTCGAGTAGCTAATGTCAAGATATGCAACAACAATTGTAGGCACCTCTTTAAACGCCTCGAACCCCACAATAACACCAGGGAATACACGGTAGTCACTGTATTCTTTTTGCAACACCTTAACCGCGTCGCCTATCTTGAAGTTTTCGATTTTTGTAGCATACCGCATGTCAATCTCTAGCTTAATGCCGTTTACTTCTACTATACGTTTTTCGTCTACCATAATTTATTCCTTTTTAGTGTGGTTAAGAAAATGCAGGTGCTAGGACGGCACGTTACCGCCCTAGCTATAGCCTCCCACACGGCTCAAATTACTCTACTTCTCCCAAGGGAACCCACCGGTGGCGGGTGCAGGGGCTTCTCCAGTCGTGCCTTCGGCCATTGCCTTTGAGCTGACGTCAATAGGCGCCTCTACAGGCTTAGCCGCAGGCTTCACCTCATCGCCACCACTCCCGAGAGTGCGGAACTTAGTAGCAATGTTGCGGTCCTTGTAGCCGCCTGTACCCGGTTCGGTTTCGATATAGACATCGAGCTGCTTACCGAGCAGTTCATCTTCGTGCTGAATACGTTCGTTCGTACCCCAGCCACACGCTCTGAGCACACGACCGAACTGAGACGTACCAATGGCCTGTGTCTTTGATATATCGTGAGCTGGATAATTAAACCCATTACCGTTCCATACCTTGCGGTTTGAAAACTTCTCACCGAAGATCGTGAACTCGATAATAGTAAGGTCGCCAGTATCTTTACTGTTGCGCTTGATCTCAACGCCGCTAATCTCAACCGGATACCAGCCAGTAGGCATCAGAGCGAACCCCTCGCCAAAGCCATCGTCTTCCGGTACCGCAAAGCCTTCGTCGCCAAAATGATCCGATAATTTACTCATTGCTAAATCTCCTTAAAGATTAAAAGTTATTTGCTGGCAGCTTCTGCTACAGCGTTTTGAAATACTTTCCAGTCTAATGGTAGCTCATAAGGAAGGTGACCATAAATATCCCTACCTCCACCTGGATGCGATGGAGTCTT